GCTGACAGCAAGATACCAAAATGCAGATGATTGATAACATGAATATAGTCGAAGTTAAACAAAATTGGAAAAGCGATGTTGTTCGTATAGATATCACGATTTCCAATATCTGCAATTATAAATGCTGGTATTGTTTCGAAGGGTCTAATACTGGAACATACAAATGGCCAGACTTTGACTTGTATGTAAAAAACTTATCCCATTTAATGGATCATTATTTGCAGACTACAAACAAAAAGAAATTTGATTTTCATGTGCTAGGCGGCGAAGCAACCTACTGGAATAGATTTTTTGATTTTATTGCTTATTTTAAACAACGATACGATTGTATTTTTACGTTGACAACAAATGGTACTCGTAAATTAGAGTGGTGGGAAGAAGCGTACAAGTATCTTGATTACGTATCTATTAGCAGCCATCACGAATATACAAAACCTGATCATGTGATAGACGTGGCTGATTTTTTATACAAGAAAAATGTTATAGTAAATGTATTGGTACTAATGGATCCGCTTGCATGGGCTAAGTGTATCGACACCGTAGCATATTACAAAACAAGTAAGTATAGCTGGTCTATTAGATATTGTGAAATTATTAATCAACCGTCAGTTGTTTATACAACCGAACAAAAAAAAGTTCTTAATAAGTTACGGGCCAGGCGAGCTAATCTGTTTTGGTTTTTTAAAAATAATAAAAGTTTTCGAAGCAAGGTTAAAGTAATCGACGATAATAATAAATCTCATAGAGTAGGCGATCATGAGATTGTTATGAAACGAATGAATAATTTCAAAGGCTGGAGTTGCAATTTAGGTGTTGATTGGATCGCTATTAAAATGGACGGCACAGTGTCGGGAATATGCGGTAGTGGATTATTTTCCAATCATTTAAAATATAATCTAAATGATCCTGAATTCGTAACGCAATTCAATCCGGTAATCGAACCTACTATATGCGATGAATCAGCCTGTTGGTGTTTGTTTGAAACCAATATGCCTAAAAGAAAAATCGAGCATACTTCTACAAATAAAGTAATTCCTATCTATGCAAATTGACACCGAACATTTACATTACTGGATGCAGGCTATTAGACAAAGCCCTGACCCTATGCGTACTATGGACGCTTTTTGGAGCGGGCAATTTAAAAGTAAAGAGTGGTTGATTGATTGTTTAGACGAGCATGTTCACTTTGCATCTAGCATTGATATACACGGTGGATGGGTGGGTGTTCTAGCTAGTATGATATTTCAAAGTAATATACCTGTCACAACTATTCGTAGCATTGATATTGATCCATCGTGTGAATCTATTGCTACTATAATGAATAAGAAAGAAGAAATGGAGGGTAAGTTCCGGGCTGTGACATCGGACATGTGTGAGCTCCGTAGCGATGCCGATATTATTATCAATACTAGTTGTGAGCATATTACACAAGATCAATTTGATTTATGGAAGTCGGGTGTGCCTTATAATTCTTTACTGGTATTACAAAGCAACAATTATAATATCGAAGAACATGTACGCACTGCTGGTAGCTTAAAAGAATTTGAAATGCAATCCAACATTAACATATTATGGTCAGGTATCCTAGAATTACCATTGTATACTAGATTTATGATTATAGGAAAAAATGTTTAAATTCGATAATTTAAAATCTATACATATAGAATTAACAAGTAACTGCCAAGCTCGCTGTCCGATGTGCGCTAGAAACAATCACGGCGGTCTTCCAAATCCGTTTTTAAAACTTCAAGAGTGGTCATTGGAAGATTTTAAATCTGTTATTACTCTTGAAGTTTTAAATACTATAGATAAAATTTATTTTTGCGGAAACTTTGGTGACCCAATGTTGCATGACAATTTAATAGAAATGTGTCAGTATATTAAAGATAATAAGTCATCGTTGTATGTCGGAGTACACACAAACGGCGCCGCAAGAAAACACGAATGGTGGGTACGTCTAGCAAATGCACTACCTAAAAACCATTGTGTTCACTTTGCATTAGACGGATTAGAAGATACTCATCATCTGTATAGAGTGGGAACACGATATAATACAGTTGTTAGCAATGCTCAAGCATTTATTAATGCCGGCGGCGTTGCCGAATGGACATTCATTAAATTTAAACACAACGAACATCAAGTTGAAGAATGCCGTGCGCGAGCAAAAGACTTAGGGTTTCAAAAATTTGCATTAAAAAATAGTTCTAGATTTTTAGTAGAACCAAAGTACGATGTTGTAGACTCGCAAGGAAATCGTACACACACTATCGAACCGCCTAGTGAAACAACAATAAAATTCCTACCAAAAGAAGTTATTAATTCTTTTAAAGAAGTTGTTGCAGAGGCAGAAATTTCATGCTACGTTCAAGAAATAAAAGAAATCTATATTGATGCTTATAAAACTATTTTACCTTGCTGTTGGGTAAGTTCTATACCTTACACATATTACGACAGTAATCATGTTAACAGTGATGTTAGTGGTGCAATTAAAGATCAGTATGACAAACTTATTAATGATTTTGGCGGATTGAATAATTTAAATGCATTACACGGCATTAAGAATATTATAGATTCTGACGCATGGCAATCAATGTGGGATAAGAAATGGCACGAAGAAAAATTAATAACATGTGCAAGAGTATGTGGAAAATTTAAATCTGTTGAAATCTCTCAACCTAACGATCAATTTATAGATATTTCGATCCTCTAATATCCGTTCCACATGCACATTCTAAAAAAGTGCATTTTACAGGAGCATCTAATTCGTTAGGGTTAATATCTAAATAATGATCAAACTTTTTTATTCCACAGTTAGCCCATATTGCTGAACCATCGTCAAAAATACAAATAGACTCTCGACCAGCATTACATTTCCAACCAAAAAAACTATTTTGTTTTCTTCTTATTAATTCAAACGCATCTAATTCTTTTGAACTGTTGTTGTCGTATGTGCCAATTGAGACTGTATCTTCTAACCACATATGTGTTTTTCTTAACTCTGTTTCTCGTTCGACAGTAAACAGCCATTTAGATTCCGCTGTTGATAAAAATGCTAGCTGTTCATCGGTGTACTGCGCTTCAAATTTTGCACCTGCCCAATTGTCCATAACTCTAATAGGAGTTACTTTCAAGTCCTCCATTTGACTTAATTGATTAAGCCAGTCCACAGCAATATCCCAGTAATCAGGATCCATCATTACGTATACTACTAGAAAAGAATGTTGCGATAATAATTTTAATTTTTTTAAATCTAACTTATGCTGGCTAGGGTGCAGTGTAATACACCAATTATCAACTAAATGCTTTACACTGTCGTAGAATCGATAAGTTCGAACACTATTGCTATCAACAGATACATTAAAATTTACATCTCTGGCAACTTTTATAACATCTTTAAATTGGGGATGTGTTGTACATTCACCTCCGGTGATTTGTATTGCTCCGTTCCTATCTTTAAATTTTAATAAAAATGTTTTTAATTCATCGAGGTTTAAATTACGATGCTGGCCGGCATTCAGGGTATCTGGACAATATCTGCAAGAGTACGTGCAACTCCTAGTCATAATAAAGTTAATGCGTAAAGCATTAGAATTCTTTATTTGTATCTTAATTAATTTTGGCATTTAATAATCCTTCTATCAAACTGCTTGAATTGTTACACTTGCCACAGATAGCCGAACATATTGCATTTCGGCCCTGATTCATTTTTAGATTCCACGATGATTTTATTCTGTTAAAAGTAGGAGATTTTATAATATCTTCGATATTATTTTTGTATAAACTAATCTCATCTTTATCTAATTGATTCTTAGCATCCTTAACCCATGTGTATTCAATAGGCAATAAATTATCGTCTACTAATAATATACTTGCAGTATGACAACAAGGAAATACCAAACCGTCCGCAGTAATATACACATTACTTTGTTCTATAGCGTGACAATTTATTTTAACAGAATTTAAATATTTTTCAGTTTGAACCATTTGAGAAAAATTTAACGGAGTTCCTTGATGTATAAATCTAGAGTCGGTGGCCATTTCAACTTGATTTAACTCATGTTGTGGTTGCCCTAACAGTGTTCTATGAGATATTTTTATTTTAAAATTCTTAAATCCTAATTGCTTAGACAGTGATTCTGCTTCTTCCACTTGATGCTGATTATGTTTAAATGGAATAAACTGCCAAGTACTAACGGATCCTGAACGAATAAATTCTTTAATATTGCACATAGCTTGCTCCCACTTTACATCTACCCTGTAAATGTGGTTGGTATCTTCTAATCCATCTAAAGCAAAAATAACATTCCCGTTAGTACCTATTAATTTTCCTAGCTCGTACCACCAACTAGGTTTTTGTACACTGCCGTTTGTATATATTTCTACAAAGATTTCAGGATTATGACTTCTAAACCATTTGATAATGTCTAGTAGATGTTTGTTCATTGCAGGCTCTCCGATATTCCCGCTAAACGAAACCATATCTGCATGTTTAACTACATCTTTAGAAAAATAAATTTCAAAGAAATCTTTTGACAAATTTACTTGTTTGAAAAAACTATAGTCGCCGCCGCGGCTTTCTCGCATACAATGGGGACACTTTGCATTACAATAAGATGTTGGTTCTACATCTATTACTTTTATTTTGTTTTTATAAAAAGTCATTGAGGTTTTAACGAAACTTTAAATCCCTTATTTTCTAATTCTTTAATATAAGGTGCTAGTACTTCTGGATCACAATTTATGAGAACTTCTCGCTCACTTACTTTTTCAAATCCGGTTATTATTTTATTCTTAATTGCAATATTAAAAAAAGACATAAGTGTTGTATATATTTCCTGTTTCCAATCGTAATCGCCGCCTTCTACTTTTAATAGATAAGCTGGCAATTCAACTTTTGGTAATGCTACTCGTACATTAAGATGTATTCTAGGAGTGGCTCCAAAATTCCCTGCGATATGCAATTTACTAGTATCCATCAACCAAAGTTCGCCGTCGGCTGGAATATGATACATTTTCTCGTTATCAAAATCTATTAAGAATGAATTTTTATTTGTAATAATAGAAAGATGTATGCGATCATCCGGATCCGAATGTGCTGTATAGCTTTCCCCGTGTTCTAATTTTAGTAAACGTGCCTCGCCCGGATTGCCTAACAGTTCTAATATATTTCCCAAAGGAGTTCCAACAAATTCTTCTTTAGTTGCATAAGGCCCATTAAGTAGATTTCCATCAGTATAATTTATGGCCAAACTTTTGTCAAAGACTAGACTGCTGACTTGTTGTACAACTGGATCAATATCTATTTTTATGCCCATTTTTTCTATCATAAATATATTTATCGTAGTTAACTGCGCACATAAATATTCTCATGCGACAGTTAAAAACAGCAACCGAATATTCTGCAGATTGGTTGGAAACCGAAAGACCAAGTCCGTTATCCGATAACAAGATAGTCCAAACTATACAAACAATATTAGCGGGCGGACTTGATAAAGATATAACAGACGCGGTATATATTAATCTTAAAAAAGAGATGACTAGTTGGTTATTTGCTAGTAGACTTAACTGCCTGTCCGGCTTTGATAATTTTGAAAGAGTAGATATTATCAACGGTTGTACTCAATTTATTGACAACTTGTATATGCAAGGTCCCGTACAGGTATTACGCGGCGATTACAGATACCATGAAAGATTAGGATTAGCGTATGTTAAAGATGTGGGCTCGCTAATTCC